GACTGGTCAGGGTTATCCACTTTCGAGTGGAGCAGGAGCAGGTTCTGATGCTTCTAACGCATTTGACATTACTTCAAGTTCATGGCACTCTGTTCAAACTGGGCCATTTGTGGTATCAACTTCAGCATATCTTGGATACAACTTTGGAACTGTCAAGTCTTCAGTCACCGGTCAATCGTCTCATGCTCCCGCTGCAAAGTTGTCTCATCACATTACAACTTTCAAAATCCAACAAGGCCTTCTTCCACAAAACCGAGCATTACAAGTTCGTGTTGATAGAGCTACTGGAGAACTTAAAGCAAACTACACTTTTACTGGAACAGGAAATGGACTACTAGTCAATCTCTCTCCAGGGTTTGATGCATCTGAAAGTACTATACTTATCACAGCACTTTCAGCATCAACATTCTCAGTCTTTAGCTCAATTCGTGGTCCATCTACGCTGAATGCAACACTTGGAGTTCCATTTGGTCATCAGGATGCTCGCTTTACTGTTCAGCCTGGAAGTGTTCCGTTTGCTGTAGGGGATACATTCGTCATCAAGTTATCACTTGATTGGAAGCGAGTTGATATTGTCAATCTACCTGATACGTCAAACGTTGAAACGATTTCAGTTCGAGGCAGTTCTCCGGCTCCATTTTGGCGAATAGTTCCTCTCTTGTTCAACGGAGGAGCAAGTGACTATTGGGAAGTAGTCAAACTTGAACTTATTGACTATGAAGCTACTAACATCAACAACATTCAAGACACCCTCTTTTTGGAGAACCGTGATAGAGACTATGCTCAGAACTCCATTACATTGAAATGTCAATATCAGCCATTTGATAGTGTAGGAGACCTTGGAAAGTTTGGGTTTAGTATTCTGGACCAATACGTCTTTACGTGTTCATTTGCTCGTATGGTTCAACTACTTGGAAGACCAGTTGTTACTGGGGACATTCTTGAAGTAACACCTGAACTGTCATATGACCATAACTTGATGCCAGTCAAAAAGTTTCTTGAAGTGACTGACACCGGTTGGAGTGCTGATGGATATTCTGCTCAATGGAAACCAATGCTGTTTCGCTTTCAAGCAATCCAGCTTATTCCGTCAGTTGAAGTCCGTGACATTCTTCCAATGCCACAAGAAGCTGCAACACGAGTAAGTGATGGTACATTCTTTGAAGCAATCAATCAAATCGAGACTACTTCGTTACGTGCAAGTGAAACAACTCGTGTCGAATCCCAAGCTGCAGTTCCTGAAGTCGGTGAAGACATTACTGAGTTAGACACTCGTATCCCTGATATGTGGAAAGATAAGATAGCACCTCCTCAAACCGGAATGTATGTTGAAAATGGACTTCCACCAAACGGAGAACCTTATGAAGAGGGATATAGACTTCCAGACATCACATCTGCAAATGATGGTGATTACTATCGATTGAACTATGAAGCTTCTACTAACATTCCTGCTCGTCTTTACAAGTTCAGTGCAATCAAAAATCGATGGCTTTATGTTGAGACTGATAGACGAGCTGAATATTCAAGTCATAAGCCTTCAGTTCGTAATGCATTGGTTAGCTTAGGAAAAAGAACCTTACAGGATACTAACTTATAATGATTGCTTTCAAAAAATATATTGCTGAGTTTAGAAGTAATGTTCCTCAAGGACAACCTATAGATAAAGAAATGATATCATCTTGGATAAAAGATGCAAATCAATTATCATTAGCTATTCCAATTCCTGGAGAAAAAGATATAGTTATATTTGAATATAATGATTTTGGAATGAATGATAAATTCTTTTTATTGACAGATAGACTAAAACGAGAAAAAGATATAGTTGGCTATATGTGGATTTCAAAAACAAAATCCAAAATTTATTGGCAAGTAATGGATGTTATTATATATGATCCTTATAAAAGAAAAGGAATTGGAACTGATTTATATGTAAAAATTATCAATGAAGGATATAATTTGATAAATGGTTTTTCGTTATCATCTGAAGTAGAAAGAGTTTGGAGAAAATTACCTCAGTATGTAGTAGTCCAAACATGGAATAAAGAAACGAATGAAATAGAAGAAATGAATGAAAAACCAAAAGAAGATATCGCTATAAATGATGATGACCAAATATATTTTTGGTTAGCGTCTTCAAAAGGAATTCACGAAAGGGAAAGTATGAGTAATAAAGGTTATCCAGAATATCTTAACGAATGGTTATTAGGAAATCCCAAAAATCCCTTTTATTTCCGATATAATAAGTTTGGCTCAGCACTTGAAGGTGATTTATGATTACTGAATACTTTTACGCACGACAACTAAGAAGCTACATTAGACAATTCTGTGGCATTTTTACTGGACTTTCAATTGTGACTGGAATTGGTGAGTCCGGAGAACCATCTATCTATCAAGTTCCTATTGTTGTTGGAAATAGAGACCGTGTAGTAGCGGCAATCATGTCAGGAAATACACAGAACAAAACTTTTAGCATTCCGATGATGTCAGCTACATTGAGTGGTTTAGACTTAGCACCTGAAAGAAGAAAAGGTGTAGGTGTTGTAGATAGAAAAGTGTTTCTTCCTACAGGTGGAGTTTTTCCTGATGACCTGAGGCTGAATAAACGAATAATGCCTATCCCGTATAATGCCAATATGGAACTAGCGGTTTATTCAAGCAACACTGAACAAATGCATCAGATGATTGAACAAATACTTATGTTGTTTGACCCAGTCTTACAACTTCAAACTTCAGATGCTCCGTTTGACTGGACGAAGATAACTAGTGTAGAACTAACAGGTATCAATAACGAAGAGAACTATCCAATAGGAACTGATAGACGAGTAATTGTCTGGTCATTCAACTTTATCGTTCAGATTTACTTATCGGCTCCAATGGATATCAGAGACGAGCTTATTCGTGAAATAAACATAAGATTAGGCAATATGAACGGCATGGCATTAGATGAAGTTGATGCAGATGGCGAACTTCAACCGTTTCAAGAAGTATATGGTCCAGTTATCAACATTCAATATGAACCTTAGTCAGCCCAGTTCTTAAGTCCATTGTCAATTAGCTCTTCTTGACAAGCAAGAATGTTTCTTTCTTTGGATGCCAAATGATTGTTGATGATAGTGTTACCCTCTTTGTACTCATTAGGAATTACATTTGTTGACCAATCTTCAGGGTAGAAGAATATTTTATTCAATACCTTGGATTTGAATACATCAAGTGGTCTCAATCCATTTTCGCCAGGTTTGACAACTACTAAAGTCAAATTTTGTAATTTGGGACATCTTCCAATGATTTCACGAATGTTTGTATAATGAGATAAACCTAAACTAAGTAAAGTTGATGGAAGTCCATCTATACCATCAACTTTAGTCCAAACTTCAATTTTCTTTACATCCGGACAACCAACAAAAGACTTTATTGGTTTAGACGAGTCAATCACAATATCGCCGTCCCATGCATTAGCAGCTCCTTGTATAAGTTTAGGACATCCTTCAAAGTTTTCAATTGCCACATCATGTAAGATCATTCTTCCAAGTACTACATAAGGAAATCCTATCATTGACTCGATTGCAAGATTATTGAATTCAAGATCTCCGGGTGACATATTGAACCGGACGGGTAATAACCATTGACCATTGTATTGAACTAAAGTTTCTTTAGGTCCTTTACTAAAGATATTCCCTAGCTGCAGACCCTTTCCCGTTGGATGGATTTCCAACTCTTTTGATACAAATCCGGGAATTTTACTATCTTTCAACCATTGTTCAATTTCTTCCTTAGTTTGATACATCCATGGTTTCAAATCAGGTTGTACCCACGACGATTTGTTTTTCTTTACACGAGCTTCATTTACAATGTCAGTCAGTTTCATTTTATTTAGAGAGTATATTAGAAAAGAATATACTCTATTTATTCAAACATTTCTCCAATATCATAAATGGATTCAACGTTTTTCTCTTCCAACAGATGTTCAAATTCATCTGAAGTCATTCTTTTGTGATATAAAGATTTTGCTATTTGATAATCATTGTTAGTATCAAATTCATAAGTTTGATTTCCAAAAGATGCACTAATACTCATATGATTACTTTCTCCATCCGCGTTCTCTTTCGTAGTTATCTCTAAAATACTCTGGGGGAGTATAGGTATAATGTGGCAAATCTTCACGTTTAGTTTGAGGTAATTGAACTAATGATTTTACATAACCATCAGAACCAATGCGAATACCATTGTACTTTTCAAGTTCTTCATATGACATTGTAGGTTCATTAGAGCCATAGACATATTGAACATCACTATACTCCATTCGACCAAAACCACCGCTTCCATACCGACCATTGACATTCATGCAACCACTTGTCATAATTGATGACATGATTGTTACAAGAGTAATGACTTTCATTGATGGGGTGTTCATGATATTTGCTCCACTTCTAAAATATGAGTCTATTATACTCTAAATGTAGCAAATGTAAATAGGTAAAAGTGATAACCGGTTATCACTTTGAACAATAAGTTATTTTTGCTAAAAATTTTGGAGACAAGTCATAAATAATATAACAATAAATTATAACACATTTTCATATATGAAATAGGAGAATTTTTATGGCAATGGTTTCACCAGGTGTATCTGTAACAATTACAGACCAATCTTTTTATATTCCGGCTTCTGCTTCAACAGTGCCACTTATCTTTATTGCAACTCGTGCAAATAAACTTCAGCCAAATGGGATATCAATAGCCGCAGGAACGAATGAACATTCAGTAGTTCGTACAATTACATCTATTGGTCAATCAGTAGAAACTTACGGAATTCCATATTTTTGGAAGGATAATAGTGGTCCTGGAGAACCGGCTCAATATCATGGCGACAGCAGAAACGAATATGGTTTATTTGCCCTAAATCAATTTTTGGGAATAGGTAACCTTGCATATGTCGTTCGTGCAAACATTGATTTGACAGATAGCCCACGTCAATTCATTTCAGCTGGTATTCCACAATATGATGCAAGTTCATTGAACTATGTCGGTGTTGGAAATGGTACTATTTCTGCAGTTTCGGTTCCTTCTGCATTGAAAGAACCTGAGTCATTTACTTTAGTATGTATTGGCTTACAAGGAACTGATACAATTGGTAACGAGTCATTTACTATCACCGGTTCTAAATCAGGAATGATAGGTGTAGTAAAAGCAAACGGAACTCCATTTGTTCATTCAAACTTACATATTACTGTTACTAACGGAGCTACAGTTTTTAGTCCTGGTGATTACTTCGAGTTCAACACCATTTACGTAGGTCAAACTGGTACTTCTGCAATGACAGGTCTTGCTTATACTGACTTTACATCAGGTGGTATGGTAGGTAATGGTAAATTGATTGACTTAGTTCCTGAAGCTAACGCAGTTGAAGAAAACTTTATTGTAGAGTTCTTAGATGCTACTAACTTCAAAGTTATTGGTTATCATCCAGTGACTAATGCTATTACAACAACTGGTCAATTTGGAACAGTTGGTGGTTCAACACCGTTCATTGATGTAGCAGGTAAAATATCATTCACTATTTTAGCAGGTACTACTGCTTTTGCTGCAGGTGATGCTTTTGCTGTCGAATTTGCTGAAGTACAAAATATGAACCCTCTTGGATTTGATGATGCTACTCGTCGTCTTGCAATAAGAACCGCTCTTCAAGCTGAAATCAATAGCAACCAAGATGTAAGGTCAGAAATCTTTGAGTACAATCTTATCCTTTGCCCTGGTTATCCAGAAGTAGTAGATGAGCTTGATGCATTGAACGATAGTATCAATAACGAAGCATTTGTGATAGCTGATGTTCCTGTGACTAAAACTCCAGAACAAGCTGCAAACTGGTCATTGACTTCTGAACGTTTCAAAAAATCTACAATAGCATATTACTACCCATGGTGCTTAGCTTCTAACCTTGATGGATACAATGTATTAGTTGCTCCATCTGGAACTGTTCTTAGAACATATGCTTATTCTGACAATGTTTCAGAACTATGGCGTGCTCCAGCAGGATTACGTCGTGGAACAGTGTCTGGAATTGATAGTGTTGGCTATGTTACTGGAACATTAGGACTTCCTACTACTTTTGTTCAAGTCAATTTGAACCAAGGTCAACGTGATGCATTGTATGACTTCTTCAAGAACATCAATCCTATTGTATTCTTCCCATCAAGAGGATTAATTGTCTGTGGTCAAAAAACTTCTTACAATGCAACTTCTGCTCGTGATAGGGTCAATGTAGAAAGGTTGCTTTGCTACGTTCGTCGTTCGTTACGTAAATCAAGTATGCCATTCTTGTTCGAGCCTAACGATCAGCCAACAAGAGACGACATCAAAGCGATGATTGATGGGTTCCTTGGAGATATTATGATGAGACGTGGTTTATACGACTTCGTTACATTGTGTGATAGCAGTAACAACACACCTACTCGTATTGATAGAAATGAGCTATGGGTAGACATAGGTTTGAAACCCGTAAAAGCCGTAGAATTTATTATGATACCAATCAGAGTATTATCTACTGGTGCAAAAATGGGAACTGCCTAATAATTAGAAAAGATAAAAGGGTGGTGAAAGATATAGAAAAGTCTTTCACCACCCTTTCTTTTATAGATAACAATTCAAATAAAACTTTTGCAATAACTGTACAAGTTTCACATCATTCTTCGGATAATCCGCATTTTCTACTGTCATAGTAGAAACCATTCGTTGCATATTCATAGTTTCTCCATTTTCTTTTAGAATATAGTTATGTTGACTATCTTGTAATAGTTTAGGACCGATGTTATAAACTGTTGAAGGTAATAAGATACTAACTACTGCATATTCTAAATCATTTTCAGTATTACTACTTTCAACAACATATTGTCCATTCTTAGCTAATTCAGTTAGTTCTTTATGAAGATTAGCCATCGCAAACTTGTTTTTACCAGCAGGAGCCAGTGTAACAAACTTATGAAAGTTCAACCATGTAGAGATAGATTGATTAGGAGTATGAGTAATTGTGTATGAAAGTTTGCTAATCAGTTTTTCAGTATGAGAACCGATTAGAGACATTGGAATAGTTGAATTGAATAGAACGAATAGTTTCATATGTATTTTGATATGTTATGACTTTATAAAATGTTACCGACTTCATCAATATAAGGCAAGTATTTTTCCAGTTTTGCCAACTTTTTCCTCTTTGCTACTTCAATAAGATTATCGTCAATAGTTAGAGAAGTTTGAGTTTTGAGTACTTCAAGTATAGCAAATACATCTCCTATCTCTTGATGCAATAGGTCAATATTACTCTGAGCGTCAGGATGTTCAGGATTTCTGCTGTGAGCTCCAAAACGGATGATCTTTGATGCAATTTGAATAACCTCAGCGCATTCTTCCTGAAGGCATTGCAACACTAAGCTAGTGCTTCTTCGTTTTGAACTCATAATAGTGGATGATCAAAGATTTTATAAACTCGACGTTCATCTTGATTTCTGATCATATGATCGTCATAAGCTTTAGCTAATACTTCAAGATCTCTCTTTTGAAATACCGGAGCAAGTGGTTCATTGTACCACACGGGCTTATAGTTATTAGCTTTATCTATAAGCTTCAAGAATGACGGGAAGTAAGTGTACTTAGCGGCAAACTCGTCTAATTGACGAAGTTTGCCGGGTGTCATATAAGATAAGTCAGAGAAACTCATTTACGTTTTGATG